ACAGAAGAGAAGCTATGTATGACGTGTGCATTCTGTGGGTTCAAGGAAGATTGCTTTGGTAGTCTGGAAGCAAGGCCTATCCCATCTGGTAAGATAACTAACTATTATGTTACTAGTGGAGCTAACTTTTGATAACAAAACAACTGCCAGAGTTAAAGGCATACATCGCTGCAACATATGATGTGTGCCTAATCTGTGATGAACTAGAAATTGAACCCGATGAACTATTAGATGCTTTTGAAAAGAGACTGATAGAAAAACAAGATAGATTTCTAGAAGAATTTGAGGAGAGTTATTGATGGACTACATAAGTCTGAGCGTAACTTTTATTTTGCTTGGTGCTGTGGGCATATACTTTACACACAAGCAAGCGTACCAAAAAGGAATTACTGATGCTGTGCTGATGCACAGACAAGGTAGATTAAAATATAAAGACTATCTAGATGACAACGGTGAACGTATGGTGGACATAGAGATAGAACCAATTGATGAAGGAGATGAAGAGTGAACACACTACCAAATGATTACCAAAATTTTATAGCACTGAGCAGATATGCAAGGTGGCTGCCTGAAAAGAATAGGCGAGAAACGTGGAAAGAAACTGTAGCAAGGTACTTTGACTTTATGGAAGAGCACCTAAAAGAAAACACTGAGGGCGAGCTAACCCCTAAGACTAGGAAACTTCTTGAAGAAGCTGTGCTTAACTTAGATGTTATGCCTAGTATGAGAGCACTAATGACTGCTGGTAAGGCACTGAAAGATAACAACATAGCTGGATACAACTGTGCTTATCTAAGTGTTGACCACCCTAAAGCATTCGATGAGTGCTTGTATGTTCTTATGCACGGTACTGGTGTAGGCTTTAGTGTAGAGAGACAGCACACTAACAAACTACCAGAAGTACCAGAAGAAATGATTGATGTTGATGACATCGTAGTAGTGCAAGACAGTAAGGAAGGATGGCAGTCTGCATTTAGAAAACTAATTAACTACCTATACAACGGTGAAATGCCTAAGTGGGACTTCTCTAGAATAAGACCTAAAGGTTCCAGGCTAGCTACCTTTGGTGGTAGAGCGAGTGGTCCAGAGCCACTGTTAGATTTATTTAACTTTGCTACTAACCTATTTAAAGATGCAGTAGGTCGCAAGCTGACCAGCTATGAATGCCATCGTATGATGTGTAAGATAGCAGAGGTAGTTGTAGTGGGTGGTGTTAGACGTAGTGCCCTGATCTCACTATCTAATCTAACTGATGAGCGTATGCGTAATGCTAAGTCTGGTCAGTGGTGGTCTGATACACCAGAGATGGCACTGAGTAACAACAGTGTGTGCTATACAGAAAAGCCAGACATAGGAATCTTTATGAAGGAATGGCTGTCACTGTATGAGTCTAAGTCTGGTGAGCGTGGTATCTTTAATAGAGAAGCAGCCAAGAAACAAGTAGCCTCTATTGGTAGACGTGATGTTGAACACGACTTTGGATGTAATCCTTGTAGTGAAATCATCCTAAGAGATGGACAGTTCTGTAATCTAACTGAGGTAGTGGTGAGAGCAGAGGACAAACAAGAGGACATTTTAAGAAAGGTAAGGCTAGCTACCATACTAGGTACGTTCCAAGCGTCACTGACAAATATCAAACGATTAAGGCCTAAATGGGTACACAATACAGAAGAAGAATCTCTCTTGGGAGTCTCATTAACTGGTATAATGGACAACTCTTTTATGAATGGAAGTTTAAGCAGAGGACACCACGGTAAAAAGTCCTTGCCAGACTTCTTGATTGAACTCAGAAAGCAGACAGTAACTACTAATAAGAAATGGTCTGCTGCATTAGGCATTAACCAGGCTACTGCAACCACAGCAATTAAACCAAGTGGTACAGTTAGTCAGTTAGTTGACAGTGCTAGTGGTATACACACTAGACACAACGACTATTACTTTAGAAGAGTAAGAGCAGATGCCAAAGACCCAATAGCACAACTTATGGAAGATCAGGGCATCCCTTGTGAGGCTGATGTTATGAAACCTAATAGTGTTAAGGTCTTTACATTTCCTATGAAAGCACCTAAAGGTGCTGTGACTAGGAACGAAAGAACAGCTATTGAACAGCTAGAGTTGTGGCTTACATATCAAAGGTATTATTGTGAGCACAAGCCTAGTGTAACCATTAGTGTTAAAGAACACGAGTGGATGGAAGTAGGTGCGTGGGTGTATAGACATTTCGATGAGGTCAGTGGTGTTAGTTTCTTACCACACTCAGACCACACTTACCAACAAGCACCTTATGAAGATTGTACTAAGGAGCAGTACGCAGAGTTGGCTAAGAAAATGCCAAAGTCTGTAGACTGGGACTTGATTAGTAAGTATGAATTAACAGACTCAACAGTAGGTACTAAGACACTAGCCTGTACTGGTAGTGTATGTGAATTAGTAGACTTAGTTGAGGAGGAGAGAGATGTAGAATGAAATACTTAATGATGTTAATGTTGCTTACAGGGTGTGCTGAATTTCAAACCAAAATAGATATGCACAAAGATGAAAGGCTCATATGCAAGTCAGAAAATATGAATCTGTGTGCTGGTTGGAGAACAGAGTGAAGATATTAAAAGCAATCATACACACTGCTTACTTTGTAGCAGCAATGGTTTCTACAGGGTGTTTAATCTATGTTGTCATATGGTTAAATGCTCTTAGGAAAGGGTGGCTTATATAGCCAATTAAAATAATAAAGGAGTTAATATGTTAGAGAAAATAAAGAACGGTGCTGATGGTGCAATAGATGTTGGCATCAAGTTAATCAGCCTATCAATTATATTACAAGTTATCTTTGGACCAAAGGTAGCCTTCCTAACTGGAGATGTAATTGGTTCTATACTAGGTATAGTATGGACTTTAGGAAACGGTGGACTAGCAGGCATCATTGCTGCTGTTATTATCTGGAAGCTACTCGACAAAGACATAGTCGATGAGCTTAAAGACTAAGCCTAAAAACTCTGGCGGTCTTGTTCAAATGGACAGGACTGCTAGACTCTACCAGGAGCTTAAAAAAAAGAAAACAACCAAGCCGAGGGAACTATGGAAAAGGGACTGGACAAAATAAACCCTTCACATTATCAGAAGGGAAAGATAGAAGTAATAGATTTTATATTAGACCAAAAGATGAGTTACCTAACTGCAAGTGCGTGTAAGTATTTGTGTCGTTGGGAGCACAAACATCTTGGTGAAGGCAGACTAGATGACCTAAGAAAGGCACGCTGGTTTATTGAGAAACAGATAGAAGAGATACTTAAAGAGGAGAACATCAAATGATAAGCAAGGGTATCTTACCTATGCCCACATATTCTAAAGGCAGAGGAGATAAAAAGAAAACAAACTTGCTTAGTCTTAATGTCTTTATACACTTACATCCTTTTGCCAAAGGCAAGTGCAAGGATGATTACTATGAAGTAGTCAAAGAGTTTGTAAAGACCCTACCTAAATACAAAAAGATAACACCTTCATACACACTGTATTTCAAGAACAAAAGAAAAAAAGATTTAGACAATTACACGTTTCCTATGCACAAGTTTCTTATGGATGCATTAGTTAAAGGCGAAGTTATAAAAGATGATGACTATGATTATGTTGGTGAAATCAATACTAAGTTTGGTGGCATAGAAGATGACAACTATGTTGTTGTTGAGATAACAGGGGAGGAGTTATGACTCAAGAAGAATTGCAAGACATATCTAGTAAGAAGTTGGGCATAGTAATGACACCAACTAAAGACAAGTTCTGCACGTTTGATGCACACAGTTATGATTATGTAGTTGAGTTTAAATGTAGAAGAACACACTATGACACACAACTAATAGAGTACAAGAAGTACAAAGCTAACCTTGAACAAGCAGACGAAAGCGGAAAAGAATTTCTATACATCATATCTACACCTAATGGTGTGTATGTATTTAATGTGAGTGAGTTACGAGATCAGGGCTATGACTTTAAATGGGAAGACAGACGTATGCCATCCAAGACAGACTTCTCTGGTCAGTACCACCTAGACAAAAGGGTAGGTTATATAGATGTAAAGCTAGCTAGCTAATTGGTCTAAGAAAGATTTTCTGCTAAAGTCTTTGCTCATTTCAAAAGCTCTTCTATTTTTTTCTATCTCTTCATCCAGCTTGGCTCTTCTTTCAGAAGCAGATATAACACCAGCTTTTTGTTGCTCTCTAAGTCTTCTAAGCATTTTTTCTGTAACTGCATCACCCTTTCTTGTAGCAATTGAATCACCATATGCAATTGGCATATTCCTAACTTGAGATTCTTGTTTGGCAAATTGTCTAGATATGAGCTGGTTTATTTTCATATCTAATGCTGGGTCGTTAGCAACCTCTTTTACTTTTTCATTAAATTCATTGTACCCAGGTACTATGTTAGTTCCACAAGCCATTATTCATCCACTCCAAATAAATTCTGTGCTGGTTTAAATCCTACACCAGCAGCACCAAGAGAACCATCAAGGCTCTTAGCAAACCAATCTCCT